TTGTAAGAAACTGTTAGACTACCATCATGATTTTTACTAGCGGAACTAGATACTACAGGCATGGAAAATTCTTGTGGTTCTCCAGGTTGGCCAAATATTTTAGGATGATCAATCAAAGGATTCGAATGTGCTGTCAGCGCGGCAGCGCCCATAGCCCCGGCCGCTGCCATTTTTTTCCAATTTAATTCAGTAAGTTGACTTTCGTCGAGTATTTCATTGATACGCATAATTATCCTATAATAAATCCCAAAGGAGTGCCACCTTCTGCATAGGTCTTTAAGTCTTCTTCTAATTTGTCTAGTTCAGCTTGTGCTTCTGATTTTAACGCATCGCCGTTAAGACTTGTGCCGCCTTGTGGTCCGGCAATAGTAGCAAACTTACTGCGAGCTTCACCTAGCATAAATTTAGCTTTAGCATAGGCATAATCTCGCAACCATGGACTGGCATAAGGATCTGTTAACAAATCTTCGTCATCGCGCTCAACCCAGCACCACACGAATACTGTGTCATCACCTCTAAATTTACGATGCAGGAAAATTTTTTTATCGTTTTGACTGAATGTAAAAGTCACATAACCACCAAACATGCGAGCTAATAATTCTCGTCGATCGGCATATAGTTCGTAATTTAACAGTCCAGGAAAATTTGTAGCATTCTGCAACAGCATGTTATTCAAATACATGGTGTTAAAAGGTTCGAAATCCACACCTGTACCGCTAGTCCCTGCTGTACCTGTTTGTCGCAACATGACATCTCGCACCATAACTACATCCATGGGCAATTGATACTCTTGCTGTTCTATTTTAATATTTAGAGGTATAAATTTTTCTGCGGTACCCCGTTGACTGCGCTGACGATACTTACGCAAGGACTGGGATATAGCTAGGTCATAGTGCGCCGAATCCAGTTCTACATCGACCATGCCTCCGCCTAGTCTAGTTTCAATGTCTTTGATGATGTCGTCTTTTATGCCCATAAAAAATCTCCGATATTATATTTATCGGAGATTTAAGTTATTACTTGAGATCTTTAGCTTCGATCTGTCTCAGAGCTTTAAATAAGGACATTTGTACTTTTGCTCCGGCTGTATCTGTGGTATTATTCGGATTGAACGGATTATTTCCTATCAACGGATAGTACAAAATATCCAAGATATTATCGCCGTTTAGATCAGCATATAGAATATTATAAGAAAAGTATTTAGAGCTATAGCGAGGAATTACATCATCTTTTGGTTGTTTAAAGCTACCATTTTTATCATTAAAGAAAAACAATGCTCCGCCGCCGCCCAATTCAACCATAATATCGTCGTAGCCGTCATTGTTATAGTCTTGACATTTCATCCTGTAATAATTGGTAGTTAGTTTTTCTGTTAAGATACTGGGCTTTACTACCAACTTGTTGTTGTTTATTTCTACAGGAAATATCTTAAGAGTGGGCGGACGCCAATCGGCGTTGAGATTGGTTTGACCTTGATAACCCCCAGGGATTTCGTCACCTAAGAAACTGCGAAGAGCCACAGGAGTACTGGTAGGTGTCATTTTAATACTACAACCATCGTAAACAAACCCCATGTCAATGTAATCTTTACCTTCAAAAGAGCTTACATAGGCTGTAGTAGGAGTCCAAAAATTCCCCGGGCCAGGTGTAACTGCCTGTACTGATTTTACCTTTAACATAGGAACTTCGTCCAATTTAGACCAAGTGCCTGTGGCTTTTGACCATAATTCAAGTTTATAAGAATCTTTCAAACAACCCTTACTGTCGCAAGCATAGGACAATACATTGTTGTTAAGATAGGTAGTGTTGTCTAGCTTGTTATCATTTCTGGCATTTATAAACACAGGATTTTTTTGAATAGGATTTACAACGCTAAATTCATTTTGTATTTGCATCCATGCATTGTTGTATTCCCACATTTCAACTTGATTGTCTGCGGTAATAACTAATAGCTGTAGTTTGTTACTGGCATTTCGAACAGTGATAACATTGTCGCCAAATCGCGGAACACCAAACGGAACAATGGTATACTTTGTAGGACCACTCATAATGGCCACGGCCTGCGACCGCATATTGTTGCCATTGCCAATTAATGGTCTTCCATCTTCTTTGTCTGTGCCTAAAATAATATCGGGCCGGCCGTCGCCGTTAAAATCACCGATAGTCCAGTTTTGATTTTTACCGTCTAGAACAGGAAATTCATTACCCAACACTTCTGCTGTTTTATCAGTAAATGTACCATCAGCGTTTTGAATCAATGCTATTAGCAGATTATTTACAGGGCCATTGGCATCTTGTCCTGACTTATAAAAACACCAAATTGGTAACAATAAATCTTTCCTGCCGTCATTATTTAGATCGACCGGAATAGCATTTTGCATATTAGCAGCCAAACCGCAGGTTTTGTCGTATTTTGATTTAAGATCCGGCAAGAGATCTGGTGTTGAGCTAAATGGTGCCAGTTGAACAACTGGCGGTGTTACTGGCATAAGAGGACCAAGTGGTACTGTGATTACAGTTTCTGATCCACCGCCGCCGCAAGCGACTAGGAACAACGACACTGCTAATGCTGATACATGCTTTTTCATTTGTAAACTTTCAATAAGATAGTTTCGCTATTGATTCGACCATTTAGCTTGGTCTCCACACTTTTTACAGTCTTAAACCATTTCTTGGCTGCAGGCTTACCTGTTGCACTAAATTCCTTGAGCTGGTCTTTAGGCTTTCGCAATGTCTTTTGCATACTGGCGGCAGAGTCAAAACCTACAATGGCGCTGTTTTTGACACCTAGTGCGCCTGCATATTGATCTGCTACATAAATTCCCAACTTGCGGGTTTTTGTATTATATACCCACAACTCTTGTGCAGTGAGAATCTGCGTAGCTTCGATACTCTTAAGTTTAAGCTCAGCAAACTCTTTCATGAACTTGAGCTTACTGACCATCTTCTCGGGACTAATTGCTTTCTTCTTGCGAGGAGCCTTACTGGCTTTCTTAATAATGCCGTAGCTGTTGCAGTCTGCCAGAACTTGCTGCCACCATTTAACTACTGCGGTTAACTGCCTCTTGCCATAATGCTTATAAGCCTCTAGCACTTGACTGTCTTTACTAGATACCACTTCTTCATATTCTCGAATACGACGCTCAGCCAAAGCAATAATAGTTTTAATATGTGCAGGTTGCACGTTAAACTGACTTAGCAGTTCAATGGTTTTTGGCTCACCTTTAAACTCATGACTAGTAATAAAGTCATCAAACCTGCCTTCGATTTCGCCGGCGCACTCGGCAGTTTTTTCTGCCAATCGTTCTTGAATGTTAAATGTCTGTTTCTTTTCTTCTTTAACTTCGGATTGGGGCGCAAGACCGCTGTCTTGATTGACAGCGTTTTCGGCTTCTTTGATATGTCGGAGAATAGTGCGTAGTGTGTTAAATCGTAATTCGAGTCCTACTCGGCCTGCCCGCAATGCGAAGCCAATGGTAGACCCCGGCCACACATCGCCGCGACGAACTGCGGCTGCAAGTTTTGCCCTGCGAGGATTGCGTTCAAGAAACACAGCCAACCATTCGGCACTTTTCTTTTTGTCTTGCGTATGTGCGTACCAATTTAGTGTACGCATTAATTTACTTTGATACTCAGCAGGAGTCCATGACCTTTGCAATTCCAAATCCGGGTACTGCGGTTCATCTCCCACATACTTGGCATCTGTGTCGCGATAATGTACAACCTTGGCCGGCGGCTCAAAGCGCCAAGCTAATTTTCCGGGTACTTTAACTGTTTTCTTAGTGGCCATGTGATTCCTCGTTGATGATATGAAGTGCTCGATGTAACAGCATAGATTCTTGCGAATATGCTGCTATTTCCCAGGGTTGATCAAGATATTCTTTTTTGCATAGACGGCCCATCCAATAAGTTTGGCATTTGCCATTTTTTTCTCTATGAACAAGTTGACCCAACAGGTGCTGTTTGGTATGGACCATTTCGTGTGCCAATACTCTGGCAGTATCACCAAAACTCAATGTGCTTTGTATAAAAATGAATATATCTCGATCTATGCTCAATGTCAATCCGTCTGCTTCATGCTCCGAATTTACATCTCGCCTGAGGGCTATATTTACACTAGCAGTCCGATGCTTGATCTTTAGTAGATCTGCGTAAATCCCAAATAAACGCTGAATCAACTCGCGTTTTTGCTGGGATTTTGTGTAAACAGTAATTTCCATAATTTGTATTATACGGCCTTAGCCAATTTGTGTCAAATAATCAAAACCGTTCCAAAGCAGGTAAATACTATACTATGCCAAGACTAAGCCTTTGGAAAAACGAAAAGACTGCCGATTACCATTTTATGGACAAAGTGATCCGTGAGCAATTCATGGTCGGCGGTACTGCCGTTTTGGTCCACAAATATTTACAGCCTGCTGATCAAGGTGCCAGTTCAGATCCTACTAAACCCAACTATCGAGCAGACGACATTTTAAATGAAACCAAAATACAGGATCTACTATTTTTAGAAAACAGAGATCGCATATATGACCCCGATGTCTATGAACTTCGTGGTGTATATAACGTTGGCGATCAAGACTTTGACCTAACACAATTTGGTTTGTTTTTAAGTGCCGATACCATTTTTATTACTTTTCATACAAATGACATGGTCGATCGCATGGGTCGTAAACTAATGGCTGGCGATGTTATTGAATTACCTCATGTCAGAGATGACTTACTATTGGATCAGACTAAGCCAGCTATCAATAAGTTTTATGTTATCCAAGATGCTGCTCGAGCAGCTGAAGGCTTTAGCCAAACATGGTATCCTCACATTTGGCGTATCAAAGCCAGCCCAATGACCGATGCTCAGGAATATAGAGATATCCTGCAAAAGAAAACTGAGGATGGTGTTGATACTCTCAAAGAAGCACTTAGCACTTATCAGAAAGAATTAGAAATCAGCAATGCTATTGTTGAAAGAGGCGAGCAACTGGCTCCTACGATCTTAGATAAAAGTGATAATATCTTACAAGATACCAGCAAAAAATATCAGGAAAACGCCAATACTACCTACGATCACGGAGAGGCATTGAATCAAGGATTAAGTTTCCCATTGAACCCTGCACAGGGCGATTTCTTTTTACGCACTGATTATACTCCCCCTGTATTATTTGCTTATAGAGGTACTCGTTGGCAGCGTATGGATGTTCAAACTGGACCAGTTGATCTTAGAGATAGAAACTTAAACGCTGCACCATTTATTAATAATAAATCAACCACTGTAATTGGCGGAAAAGAAATGCCCGAGCGCCAAGCACTGAGCCAAGTTATTAAACCTAAGGTAGATTATTAATCATGCAATTTTTTTATGATGAACAAATAAGACGCTACTTAACACAGTTCATGCGTATCTTAGGCGGCTTTACTGTAAAAACCGGCAAGGATAGAAACGGACAAGAAACTTATATTCAAGTTCCTGTGCGCTATGGTGACATTAATCGTATGGCAGCACACATACTAAAAAATCAAAGTGAAAACATGATTAATACTGTGCCGTTTATCAGCTGTTATATTACCGATATGCAGATCAGCGCCGAAAGAAGACTAAACCCTACTCATGTTGATAAAGTTCGTGTCTACGAGAAGAAACTTGACACCGCCACAGGCGAATATATTGATAACACAGTGGGCAATACTTATATGATAGAACGGTATATGCCCGTGCCGTATGATCTAACTGTTCAAGTAGACATATGGACCAGTAATACTGATCAAAAGCTGCAATTAATGGAACAGCTATTGGTGTTATTTAATCCCAGTATTAACTTAAAAACTAATGACAATCCATTTGACTGGAGTAATTTAACTTATACTGAATTGGTTAACGTGGTATGGAGTGTTCGTCAAGTTCCGCAGGGTACGGATGATATTATTGATGTTGCAGCATTAAACTTCACTTTGCCTGTATTAATTAATCCTCCAGCTAAAGTCAAGCGTCAAACACTGATCCATACTATTTTAAATGAAATCAAAAAACTCAAAGATAATGATATATTAGATTGGGTTCCCAGTGATCCTATACCAAATAAACAATGGGTTATAGTTACATTTGAAGATTTAAAATTACAAGTAAGTATCGAAGGCGAAAAAGCAACTATTTTAAGTAAAAATGGCAGCACAGTTGATGATAATGGTGACTTGCTTTCGTGGGAAACTATACTTAAACCATACGGAGATATAAGATTTGGCATTAGCAATATAAGATTAAGACGAGGCCCTGATCCCAGTGACTTTAGTCAAGACATTATTGCAACTATAGATTCCATAGAACCGGGACAACCTAATATATTAAATTTAACTATTAATCCAGATACTTTACCAGATGCCACTGTTCCAGCTATTAGTGCTGTGATTAATCCTACTAAAACTGCGCCAACAAAAAACTTGCCGGCGGCTGCTTTAGGACAAAGATATTTGGTAGTAGATGATGTACCTAATAATACCTACTGGGGATTAAACAACGGAAAAGTCAATGACATTATAGAATACAACGGCAGTACCTGGATAGTATCTTTTGACAGTGCAAGTAATTCTAGTGCCATAGTATTAAATACAACAACAGGATTGTTATATGAATGGCGTAATGGTCAATGGATCAGTGC